CCAGTGCCAATTGCCATGGCACGAATAGCACAATCTCCACTCTTGCTCTGCTTGTAATATTGGCTTCTACCACCGTCGTGCTCAATATAGTTCATTATGCTGGTTCCTTAAGTGTATCTAACAATTCGTATTGTCTCATTAAATTGCTATCAATACCCCATATGAATTTTTCAAGATGTTCGCCTTTAAGGCCATATTTTAAATTGATCAATCTTGCTAGATTTACACAACCTCCAATGTGTGCTTTGGGTGAAATGGGCATAACAGCCAAAAACCCCTTCAATTGTTTCATTGTTTCATAGAGGTCTTGTTCAGTTAATTGGCTTTTATCATTGGGCCATGATTTCACCAGTAGCGTTGCATATTGCTTTACGATTTCCTGTTGTTGTTCTATTGTAAAATTTGCCATTTGTTCTTTCCTTTTGTTGTGTTTACTATTATAGTATACACTCATCTTACTCTTTGTCAAGTGTCAGTTTTGCCAATTTTACCGTGTTCGCTACCGCTAGGGCTTCGCCCCCAATAACTAGCGTTGCCAAAAACATAAACAATTTTGGCTGTTTTCTGGGGGTGGGCAATCATGCCCATCCTTTAAACTGAGCGTCTTACTTCCTGTATGCTTAATTTGGGTATTTCTGAACAGAGCCTTAGCGTATAGGTGTTGCTGTGTTCACACCAGTTCCACAGATACCAGCCTTCCCTTAACCAACGGGCGTAGTCGTATTCAGTCTCACGTCTTTCCTTCATTATCTTGCGGTGTAAACCGTTTCCTTGTTCATGTTGCCCTCAAGGCGATAGTTGAACTGCTTGAGCCATTCAGTGATTAGATGCTTGAGTATGCGTTCCTTGTCAGTTCTTGTGGGCAGTTCAAGGCACAGGGTGGGTTGACAGGCCGTTAGTAGTGCCGTGGCACCCTTAAGCACTTCCCATTCATAGCCCTGCACATCTATCTTGACAAAATCCACATCAGTGTAACGATATGAATCCAGGGTCACCACTTCAATTTCCTGTTCCACCAGGTTCTCATCACGGGGTTTGTCTTTGCTTGGACCCTCCAGCACACCCTCCTTGCGTAGGCTGGCGTTGCCACAACTCACATCATGCTGATAAAACTTCATCACAGCCTCTTGTTCACCCAAGCCTTGTGGATGCAGGGTGTAGTTGCTTTGGTGCACGTTTTTAACATAGCAGTCACGTGCATCCTCCTGGGGTTCCCATGCTGTTACCCTATCAAAGCGATCGCATAGTTCTCTGCTCCATGTGCCTATGTTGCCTCCAACGTCCAAGCAGTGGCGCCATTCATCCACGAAACCCAATGCCCAATTGCGTTGGCGTCGTTGATAGGGAGCGGGTGTTTCCTTGTGGCGTTGTTTTTTAAAATGTTCTGGAAAATGCGTTTCTCTATCTGGCATCCACCAACCGTATTCGTGTTTCATGTGTTCTCCTTGTTGTGTGGTCAACGGCAAACAGGTATAATTCATTTTGCCTGGATGGGTCAGCCTGGACTTAATTGCTACGCACGCCAAGATTGCCGCTGACATTTCTATTTAGTATAAATAATAACATGCAAAAACAAAACAGAACACTGAAAAAATATCCAGAGTGCGAAACGGTAGAATGGAGCACACGCTATTCACGTGCCAAGGCGCAGGCCAAGTTTAGAAGTGAAGGTTGGGAATTAACACCAGGTGAATTTCTAGAACTATGGAAGAACAGCGGTATTGCACCAGGACCAAAAAGCCACGATGGTTGCATGATTAGGCGTGATAAATCAAGAGCATGGAAAAAAGACAATGTGTTGATCATTGAAAGACGCAACTACATGCGTAAGAATTTTTATGAAAATGTGCTCAAGATGGAATATGTTGAGCACGAACAAGGTTACGTTGCACCCTAAACCACTCACCTGAATACACATCAAGTTTATGGTGTGTATCATCCAACAATCTCTTGCACCACTGCATGACATCATCTTGTGATGGTGTTCTAACTGAATTTGTGTTTTTGAATTCCTCCCAGGGTGTTGCCAAATCGCCTCCGCTGTGTGCACCTTCCACAACCGCTGGCACACCAGCAAGAATGCTTTCTATGGCACCAACTGAATGACAACTTACCGTAAACGCAACATCATTCCTTGACAGCCTTTCATATAGTTTGCCACCCTTGGTTTCTCTGGTTTGCCTGCCAGGTTTAACCCTTACTTCAACGGCATAACCCATCTTGGTTAGTGTTTTGGTTTTGCGAGCGATCCATTCGTTCACTGATATTCCATAGTAGTGATGAAACATTTCTCTTGAACTTGGACACAGCAGAACCACACCCTTGCGTTGTGTGCAGGGTTTTATTTCACCAACAATCTGTTGCCATTGGGTGTATGTGCCATTGGTAAGCGTGTTCAATTCATGATTCAGTTTTGCCTCACCTTCCCCAAGCGTGAAGTTGTTCTCAGTCATGGTTGAGTTATAGGTTATTCTGCACCAGTTTTTCCATCCGTTTGTATTCCATGGTCCTCTGTATAGTATGTGAGGTATTGTGGGATTGTCCCAATAATAGAAGTTCCAACCCTTTTCAAGCAAACGACGTGGATGTATAAATTTTGTTCTTTCATGCTGTAGGTTTGATGCTTTCAATGCCCATATGTTGCCAAACTGAAACAGCAGGGCATCCTTGGGTATCTGATCAAGCGATTGACCTTGAACCCTTTTTAAACTGCCGCCCATTTGATGATCCTTGATTTGCATTCTGTCATCAACAAAATGGTAGAGACCAAAATGCAATCCATGATAATGTTTGCGGCCATAATTTTCTTGAGGATTCATTCTTGGTATTCCTTCCGTTGGTTCTAGTATAAATAATATTTAGCAATTAACAAAGGAGAAACACAAATGAGTGGATTATACACGGCATTGCGAAAAGAAAATTTAAGGATGTGGAGAATATTCTACCGCATGAACAGACGTTGCATGGACAATGAAAAAAATTATGGTCATGTAAATGTATGTGATGATTGGAATTTCAATGTTACACCAATAGAACGTGCATTTATTAATTTTTATGATGACATGATTGACGGTTATGGTGATGACCTTGAACTTGATAGAATAGATCCACATGGTCACTATGAAAAGTCCAATGTTCGTTGGGTAACCAGAAGAACCAATAGAAACAATCGTCGTTGGCATACAACAGAGTATGGTAAAAAATACAGCCAAGCAATTGAAAATGGTATCAATCGTCATACACTTTATGGTAGATTAAAAAGAGGATGGGATATTGATGATGCTATTTCTTTTCCCCTTGGCAAACAGCCTTATAGATTTAGGAAAAACAAATGAACAATATGTTTAATGATGATTGGAACCCCTATGATGTTTTAATGGAATTGGTTAACAGAAACAATCAAACACAAAACACACTAAAACAGATAGATGTAAACATACAGGAAATTGCCAAGGCACACAATGATCTAAGAATACAAACATTGGAATTGGCGGTAAAGATGAAAGAACTAAAGGAGCAACTAGATGAAATATCCACAAAGAAATGATTTATTTTTATTACCAACAACAACGTTGGTAGGTATCACCCTAATGATACTGCACCTAACTGCAACAATAACTGGTTGGGGCTGGCCCATTCTTTATGTAAGTTTATTGTTTGCGGGCCATGCACAGGAATACACCATACCCTGGATCAAATAATGGAGATAGATATTGTTGGAAATGGACCCAGCACCCGTCTATGGAACAAAACTGATAGACCTTGGGTGCAATGCAATTTGCCTCATCATGATGGAACCCCTGAAACCATGGTAATTGTGGATTTTCAACCCATTAGATGGATGATGGACAACAAAGAATATCCACAATCAAAGATTTTAGCAACCAAGAGGGCCTATGACTTTGCCATGAACAACATCAAGGGCAAAATCAACATTGAATCAGTGTGGAACAATCCAAGAGAAGAAGGATTTATGAATTCAGGTCAGGCCGCGGTGCTGTATTTTTCGCCAAGTGCAACAAAAATACATCTTTGGGGGTTTGATAGCATGTATGATGGCATAACTGAATCAAGAATGGATGACAAGGTGCCAAGAAAACGTGGCATGAACCTAAACAAGCAATGGGATGGCTTTTGGTTGCGTATATTTCCACGTTTTCCATCAATTGAATACATCATATATGGCAAGGGTGAAGCAAAACTAATGAATAATTACGGTAGCAATGTTAGATATAGTAAAATGGATTAATAGGGTTCTAACAAAACCTCACAAAAAACTAAAAGGACATGCAATATGTCCCTATGTTGAACGCTATTTGAAACAGATTCAGGTTGTAAAAACAAGAGATTATTCTCGTTCAGTGGCACAGGCGGTTCAACTGCTTAATCCATTGGGCCTGGAAGCGGTTGTTTTGTATGGAAAACAAATGTCCTATGATCGTTTGAGCAGGTATGTTGACGATTGGTGCAAAAAATATGCACATCTGGATGTGGAAATACTATGGATGCACCCAGATACTGAGGATCCACCATTACCATTGCAATACAACTATCCGCATTCACCAGTGATAATCATACAAAAGCGTAGCACACTAGAAAAAGCACGTGAAGAACTTAAAAATAGCACGGATTATTATACTATTTACGATAGTGATCATAAATAATAAAAACGAATCAGGAGAATAACAAATGACAATTACCCTAAGACAGGAAAGTGATGCTAGAGCGTCCACAAAGTCTGCATCATTAACTTATCAAGAACTTGATAATAACTTTATTGATCTATTAAACAGAACAGAATTAACCGTTGAAGGTGATTCAGGTTCAGCACAATTATCAACAGCGGCAACAGATGATCGCAGATTGGTAATCAATGGTGCTGGTGGATTAACAACAGCAATTAGTTCTGATTCAACAGGACAGGCTGTTCTTACAATTACACAAGGTGCATCAAGTGTTGATTTTGCTGAAGGTGTTATTGCAGGAACAAACATTGACGTAACAAATGATTCAACTGGTCAGGTAACGGTTGCATTGGAAAGTGTTGTTGATGCTGTTGAATTAAAAGATTACAAAGAAACAATCTACACAGGTGGAACTACTACAGGAACAATTACTCCTGATGTTGCAAATGGTAATGTGCAGTCAATTACACTGACAGGTTCAATTACATTCAACGCATTCAATTCACCAGAAGCAGGACAGAGCATGACACTAATTGTTAAGCAACCTAGTTCAGGTGGTCCTTACACACTTACTTCCACAATGAAATTTGCAGGTGGAACAAAAACACTATCAACTGCGGCTGATGCAATTGATATTATCAGTGTGGTATATGATGGAACAAATTACTACGCATCATTAAGCACAAACTTTAGTTAAGGAGACTGATATGCCATTAGGAGCAAGTAGACTTAACTTTTTATCAAAGACACTAGTAGCGGCAGGTCCTGCACGAGATGAAAATACCGTTACAGCAATTGGTGATGCACAGGTAGATACCGCTGATTATCAATTTGGTGGTGCTAGTGCATTGTTTGACGGAAGTGGTGATTCACTATATGTTGATACCGTTCCAGGTGATGAGTTTCAATTTGGAACAAGTGATTTTACCGTGGAATGTTGGGTTAAGGTTGATAGTTTAGCCGCTTATAGAGAAATTTGCTCTGGTAAAGCACAATCAGCCAGTGTTCAATTTCAAATTAACACAAATGGATCAATTGGGGCATACAGAACCAACTCAGGAGCGGGTCAAGCAATATCTGCCAGTGGTGTTATAAGCACGGGCACTTGGTATCACGTTGCTCTTGTTAGAAACGGAAATACAAAATACGTCTACGTGGACGGCACAGAAGAGGCAAGCGTTGATGTGACAGGTATTGATGAAAAATTCTGGGATTTCATTTACATAGGATCACTTTATGGTGCTGGCGGATACATGGATGGACACATTGATGAATTCCGCATTTCAGACATCGCAAGATACACAGGATCGTTCACACCATCTACTAGTGCATTTAGCAATGACGCTAACACCCTGCTTCTTATACATTGCGACGGTGCTGATGGATCAACAACATTTACGGATGATGTTTACTAATGATGTTAATTAAGGAGATATAGAATATGGCATGGCCAAGTGGAACAAAAGCATCAACAACAAACGTGGATAATGGCGCTGACCTTATCTCCAATGCTAGAGCAGATATAAAACAAAACATTGACAATGTAAATGATATCATTGATCATCTAAACATTTCATCACCAAGCGATGGTGACATATTGCAGTATTCAACAGCAACAGGCAAATGGGAACAGGTAGCATCAACTTCAATTGGTTCAACCAATCCTATTTTTGTTGGAATGAATCAAGGTTCAAGCACAACCGCTGGAAATACAACAGATGTAACCTACCAGCCATTAGAATCTGCTTTTACCACAGGTGGTGCAACTTATGCCTCTAATATTTTAACATTGGCGGCTGGAACTTATGCACTAGAACTTGTAGCCAATGTTTATTGCACAAAAACTAATGGTATGCAATTTGGATTTTATGATACAACCAATACCCAAGTTTTACAAGATGAAGATACCAATAATTATAATTTTACGATAACATATTCAGGTGGTCAGGAAAGTGATTTCACTGGTATAAGTTTTGTTAGAAAATTAAATCTTGGTAGTTCTACAAATATTCGTTTATATGTTAAGGCATCAACTGCACAACCAGGAAATATGGGCATTGCAAATGCTATCATACGTGTTTACGAAATCTAAATATTCTAAATAATACGCATGGTTTGCCCATTATTGCTTAAATACACTTGTTAATTAACAAAAACAAAATAAAACCTTATAAGGAGAAAAGATAAATGTCCGCAAGTAATTACTTAGAGAACGAATTATTAGATCACGTTCTTAGAAACGAAGCATACACAGCACCTAGCACGGTGTATTGTGCATTATTCACAGCAGATGATTCTGGTGGTGCAACAGGTGAAAACCTAGAAGCAGGAACATTAACAAACGAAGTCACAGATTCAGGAACAGCATACGCTAGACAGGCTATCACATTTGGTAGTGTGGCAAGTGGTGGAAGCATTTCTAACACAGCAACAATTACATTCCCAACTGCAACAGCAGATTACGGTGAAGTAGTTTACGTTGCCATTACAGATAGTGCAACGGTAGGTGCTGGAAATGTTTTATACTATGGTGCACTTACAGCCGCTAAAACTATTTCAAACGGCGACCAATTCGTTATCAACACAGGATCACTGACCGTAACGTTGGCATAGGTCTGCTGATAGCACAACGGGTGGAGTGCCATGGCAGATTATGTAATTGATCTATTTGTTGATGCCACCTATATAGCAGATGATTATGTAAATGATCCCTATGTAGAAGCATCTTATGTGACAGCGGAAGTTAATGGTGAAGCAACCATTAGTTCCGCACACACTCTCTCTGCCTCTGGCACAATACAAATATTAGGCGATGTTGCAATATCGTCAAATCATTCAATTACAGCAACAGCCAAGCATGTTAAAGGTGGTCAGGCTACAATTACCAGCACACATTCTGTTTCTGCAACAGGAGAAGAAACACCTGAAGCGGGTGCAACCACAATAACATCAACACATACCTTTACGGTAGATGCTGTTAAAAACATTTTTGCTGAAGCAACAATAACAAGTGCTCACAGCGTAACAGCGGATGGACTAGATCAAGACTTTGGTGAAGTAACAATCATCAGCAGTAATGACAATCTATCATGGGATGAAATGGGCACATGGTATGAGCCTATTCAAGAACAATGGCGTGGTGGTTTCTCAGTTGAAGGTATAGTTCAGAAACTTGGCGAAAGCACAATAACATCAACACACAGCACAAGCGGTGATGGTGTAAGATTACGCTTTGCTAGTTCTTCAATACAATCTGCTCATACAACAACCATTGATGCGGACATCACGGCAGTTGGAGCAACCATTGTAAGTAGTGCTGGTGAATTACAGGTAAGTGGCAAACGTGTAAGAACAGGTGATGTTGATATTATTCAAAGTGTGTTTACAACAGCACAAGAAGGTGATGTTACCCTAAGTGCTGGTGATATTACAATACAATCAACACACACTCTAAGTTCAACAGGCCTAAGAAAACAATTTGGTGATACAACAATTGATTCAACACACAGCGTTGATGTTAGTGCCGTTAAAAATGTATTTGGTGAAATTGAAATCATACAAAGTGTGTTTACAACAGCACAGGAAGGTGTTGCAGGACTATTTGGTCAGGTAGATATTACAAGCACACATGATCTAACAGCAACAGCAAAACATGTTAAGGGAGGTGTTGTATCAATACCAAGCGTTCATTCATTAACAGGTGTTGCAGGTGTATTTGCCGTTGGTAGTTCAACAATAACATCAACACATGCACTAACAGGTGCACTTACACAAATATTGATTGATCCTTATAGGGTCAAACCAATTAAATCAGAGACAAGAGGTCTCGTAATTGAAGAAGAAACAAGGTTTTCAGCGGTTAAACCTGAAAATAGGTTAAATAATATAGAACGTGAAACAAGAATATTAACGGTGGATTCTGAAACAAGAACTTTAGTAGTTCAACCACTACAATTAGTGGATGTTGAAGCAAATCCATTGGATAGGAGAAAATAATGCCGTCATTAACAGGTTACAAAATTGATCAGGTAGGAACTTACATTGATAAGGATCCATATGCGGTGTTAGACTATACCTTAGATTGGACAAACTGGATGCCAACGGGTGATACTATTTCAACCATTACGGTAACAGCGGAAACCATCTCAGGTGATTCAGCACCATTAACAATTGATTCAAGCACAAACAATGATTATCTAGCAACAGCATACATTTCAGGCGGCACATCAGGCAACATTTATAACGTAGAATACAAAATTGATACAACCAATGGATTAAAAGATTCTAGAAATATTAGAATCAAAATTTTAGAGAGACAAGCGTAATGAGTGAAGAGAATAATAAAAAGCCAACAACGAAAAAATACAAGACCATTGATAGAGATCTTGTGTTTAAACTTGCGGCTATTCAATGCACTCAAGAAGAAATAGCAGAAGTGGTAGGATTAGGTGTTGAAGCCTTAAGAAGACGCTTTGGCACAATTATTGAAAAAGGCAAACAAGCAGGCAGAAAAAGTTTAAGAAGGGCACAATGGGATAAGGCACTTAATGGAGACACACGACTGCTTATTTTTCTTGGGAAACAATATCTATCACAGAAGGATCAGATTGATGACAACGCAAACAAATCACCGTTGCCATGGGATGATGATAAGAATTAATTATGAGTAAATTAGAATTTGAAAACAATCAAAGAACAACAACCTTTCCATATGGCATTAACATACGTAAAGGAATATATGATAACATTGGTGGAATTGACAAGTTTGGTTATTTGCCAACGGCTACAACAGCATTTAAAACGGTATGGGATGGTGATAACATTTACACATATCCATCAAGTGCTGTTAATATGCAGGTCTATAGCGATGAAGAAGCAGACAATGGCGTAGAAATTACAATCCAAGGATTAAATGCTGATTACAATCAAATTACAGAAACGGTTACTTTGGATCTTTCTGATTCAACAGGTGCTGTTGAAACAACAAATCAATTTTTAAGAGTTTTTAGAGCATTCGTTTCAAATGGAACATCAATTACAGGAGATGTTGTTATTGCAAATGGTGGAACAACCTATGCAAAAATATTTGCGGATTATCAACAAACACTTATGGCTGTTTATACCATACCAGCGGGATTCACAGGTTATCTAGTAGCAGGCAATATCAGTGTAGAAAAGAATCAACCCGTTGTTTCACAACTTATGGTAAGACGTGTTGGAGGTGTTTTAAGATCACAGGGTATTGTTTCAACATTTGGTGTGCCATTTCAACGTAAGTGGGAATTTCCACCCGTGCTACCAGAAAAATCAGATATTGAAATAAGAGCCAAGGCAGGAGCAACAACTTCAATTGCCGCAGGCTTTGAAATTATATTGGAGAAAAACAATTAATGCCATTAAGTTCCGCACAAAAACAAATTGCTGATTCAACTGCACGTTTTCGTGTGGCTATTACTGGACGACGTTTTGGTAAAACAACCGTTGCCATTAGAGAACTAGCAAAAGCGGCGGCACAACATCCAGAAAGCAAATGTTGGCTGGTGGCTCCCAGTTACAGACAGGGAAAAGAAATTGTGTGGAGTCAATTGGTAAGAAAATTACAAGATCTAAATTGGATTGAAAAGAAAAACGAAGCAGAATTAAAATTATATCTTCGCAATGGTAGTGAAATAGCAGTTAAAGGTGCTGATTCACCAGATTCATTGCGTGGAAGCAAATTGGGATTTTTGGTTATGGATGAATTCCAAGACATTGATCCTAAAGCATGGTATGAAGTTCTAAGACCTACACTATCAGATAGTGGAGGCAAGGCTCTGTTTACAGGAACACCTAGAGGATTAGGGTCATTCAGTTTTGATCTATTCACAACAGCAAAGGACACTGAAGGTTGGGACGCATTTCAATTTACAACATTGGATGGTGGTTGGATTCCTGAATCAGAAATTGAACAAGCAAAACGTGATATGGATGAGAAAACATTTCAACAGGAATATGAAGCAACATTTACAACATGGAGTGGTGCTGTTTTCTATAATTTTGATAGAGACCAAAATGTAAAACCATGCATAGATAGTTTTGATACATCACATATATTTGTAGGACAAGACTTTAACGTGGACAATATGGCCAGTGCCATATTTGTTATGCCTAATGCAAGAGACATGTATTTTATTGATGAAATAAAAATGCGTGGTTCATCAACTGATGATGTTGTTAAAGAATTAAAAAATAGATATCCAAAATCACACATTACTATTTTTCCAGATCCTGCCTGTAAAGCCAGGAAGACATCAGCGGGTGGTAGAACTGATTTAAGTATATTACAGAACGCTGGTTTTGAAGTTAAAATGAGAAATAGTCATCCTGCAATTAGAGATAGAATTAACGCAACAAACGCAAAATTAAAATCAGCAGACGGAACAAGAACACTATTTGTAGATCCTAAATGTAAAGAGGTTATTAAAAGCCTTGAACGTTTGGTTTATAAAGAAGGCACTAGCATACCTGATAAAGATTCAGGGTTTGATCACATGGCGGATGCATTGGGCTACGCTGTGGAATATCTGTTCCCAATTAAAAAAGAATACTCCGTGGAACAAC